ACTTGTATGATGCTTTAAGGTACGGTATAATGACTAGACCACGAAGCAGTCTATTTGATTTTGATCCTAATAATCATAGTACAGGATTTCAAGTTTCAGACGCAACCTTTGGCTATTAAGGATAAGACATGGAAGAAGAATTTGAAAATATGATGATGGACATGGAGGAGACTTCATCCATAAAAGATGTGGAAGAAGAAGACTACTCCGATCCAGCAGCAGGACAAATTGTTAAGTTCGTAAAAGAAAAATACTCAAAGGCTGAAACTGCACGAGAACTTGATGAACAACGTTGGGTTCAAGCTTACCGTAACTATCGTGGTATATATGGCCCTGATGTTCAGTTTACTTCTACAGAAAAATCACAAGTCTTTGTCAAAGTAACCAAGACTAAGGTATTAGCTGCATATGGTCAGATTGCTGAAGTACTCTTTGGTGGCAACAAGTTCCCTATCACTATTGATCCTACTGTTCTTCCAGATGGTGTAGAAGAGACTGTACACTTTGAGTCTAATCCAGATCAACGTAAAGCAGAAGAGGGGATGCCTGAACTACTTGCTGGTGAAACTTACCCTGAGTTTAGAGAACGTCTTGCAGGTATGCAAACTGCTCTTGACCCTGTTATAGATAACCTTAAGTCTGGACCTGCTAAGACACCAACTTCTCCACAGTTCCACCCAGCAGAAGCTGCTGCTAAGAAGATGGAAAAGAAGATACATGATCAGCTAGAAGAGTCTCATGCTAAAAAGCATCTTCGTGCTGCAGCATTTGAAACAGCACTGTTTGGTACTGGTATTATGAAAGGTCCATTTGCTGTGGATAAAGAGTATGCCAACTGGGATGAAGAAGGAAACTACTCTCCTACATTTAAAACCATCCCACAAACTACCTCTGTTTCTATCTGGAACTTTTACCCCGATCCAGATGCAGCTACTATGGAAGAGGCAGAGTATATTGTAGAACGTCACAAAATGTCACGTTCACAAGTACGTGCACTAAAGAATCGTCCATACTTCCGTGAGAACGCAATTAATAATGCTTTGCGTCTTGGTGAATCCTACAACAAAGAGTGGTGGGAACATGTAATGGAAGATAACTCAGAACAAGATCAAGCTCAACGCTTTGAAGTTCTAGAGTTCTGGGGTTTTGTAGATACAGAAATTTTAGAAGAACAATCTATTGATATTCCTGATGACTTAAAAGACTCAGAGCAACTGAGTGTGAATGCTTGGATCTGTAACGGACAAGTTCTACGTTTAGTAATGAACCCCTTTACTCCAGCATACATACCATACTTTGCAGCACCCTATGAGATGAACCCTTATAGCATCTTTGGTGTAGGTATTGCAGAGAACATGGATGATACACAAACTCTGATGAATGGATTTATGCGTATGGCAGTGGACAATGCAGCACTGTCAGGTAACTTGCTAATTGAAATAGACGAGACTAACCTCGTCCCAGGGCAAGACCTCTCCGTGTATCCAGGGAAGGTGTTCAGGAGACAGGGAGGGGCACCTGGTCAAGCTATCTTCGGCACTAAGTTCCCTAATGTATCTAACGAAAACATGCAGATGTTTGATAAAGCAAGAGTATTATCTGATGAGTCAACTGGATTCCCATCTTTCGCACATGGTCAGACAGGGGTTACAGGTGTTGGTCGTACTGCTTCTGGTATCAGTATGCTTATGTCTGCTGCCAACGGCTCTATCCGTAACGTAGTTAAGAACATAGATGATTACCTACTAGCACCACTAGGCAAAGCCTTCTTTAACTTTAATATGCAGTTTAACTTTGATGCAGAAATTAAAGGCGACCTTGAAGTAAAAGCTCGTGGTACTGAAAGCCTCATGGCTAATGAAGTACGTAGCCAACGCTTGATGCAGTTCTTGCAAGTTGTACAGAATCCTGCACTGGCACCATTTGCACGTATGGATTATATTGTACGTGAGATTGCTAAGTCTATGGATCTTGATCCTGACAAGGTTGGCAACAATATGGCACAGGCAGCAGTTCAAGCTGAGATCTTAAAAGAGTTCCAAGCAGCTAACCCGCCACCAGCACCAGAACCAGGAGTACCTCCTCAGGGCGCTCCTGCTGGCGCACAGGTACAGGATACTCAAGGTAGCGGGGGTGGTACCATAGGTACTGGTACAGCTCCTACACCAGGAGAACAGGGCTTCTCAGGTAACACTGGTCAACAACAGGTACAATGAAACTAGTCGTGAACAATACACTAAAGCCTTTTGTAAATAACCAAGAGTTATACACTCCGTTTATCGAAGAGATTGCTGAACGGATCGCCTTTACACATGTAACACTAGAACAGTCTAGGGAGATTGATGAGATCTACAGGCTACAAGGTGAGATACGTGCACTAAGATCATTATTACGTTTGAGGGACAAAATTAATGGCAGCTCCTAAGACTTCACTTAACCCTAAAGCTAGACCACGTACTAAGACTGGAGAGAAAACTTTACGTGGTAGACCTGTGTGGATTGATCATACAGGTGAAGTTACTGGTGAAAAAGGGGCTAAGTATTCCGAAGTAACTACAACTATCCCTTGGGGTACTGAGTGGATTACTGCACCTAGTATTGATGAGAATGGTAAAAGACTTAGTGATGACGAAGTTAAACAACGTCTGCTAGAAACCAGAGGTAAAGATTTTATTACGGGAGAAGAACTTCCTACATTTTCTAATCCAGAAAAAGCTTCTGAGTATGCTATGTGGAGATCAGACACTATGTTTGATCAAGAAGCTATTGAGCAAGGTTTTCCAGAAGAGTTCCCTATGGGACTAGAACCTGAAAGAAAAGACTTTATAGATAGAAGTATTGACAAAGGTAAAGATTTTTTAGAGTACCTAACAACACCTAGCAAGCATGGTGTTTTTAATCAAGGTGGTGATGTAGCAGCTCAGATGGACTCTATGCTACCATCTGCTGATGATGACATTCGTCCAGAAGATTACACCCAATATAAACCTGACAACTTCACTGGTAGAAGTTTTGCAGCTGACTCCTTTCAAGAGACCAAAGATAGGTTTATGGATGCAGGTAAGATTGATGTAGACCCTGATGATCCTGCTATCTTTACTGCATATAAACGTGCTGTAGATTATCTTAAAGACACAGGGCTTGCAGGTTTAAGTTTAGCTGATACTGCATTTAAATATGCTGTAGGTTCTGTAGCTCAGGTTATGCCAACAGAGCAGCTAGAAAAACGTATGGCTAGGGATCTTTACTCTATGCCAGAAGCCTTTGGTGGAGCTGTAGGTGCTAAGAGCATAACTCAACTTGACGATGCAGCTGATGCATTTCTTGCAGGATCTAAACAAGTAGCGCAAAAGCTAAAGACAGAGTATGACCCTACGATGGTTAGAAGCTTTGTTGGTGCTACTCCTCCTACTTACCAAGAACGTGAGACTCCTTTATCATCCCCATTACTTTCAAAAAATTTAATGGCTACTGAAACTTATCCTAATACTGCAAGATTGTTACAACAAGAACTTGGTGATAACTTTACGTCTATTCCTGATGAAGTTTTAGACATTTATAATATGGGCCTTTTAATCTTTAGAGAACCTATTGTAGAGTTTGCAGAGACTTTAGATATTCCTAAAAAAGGTTTATTAGGTTCAGAGTTTTTAAACCGAGTAAAAAAGAATCCATCTATTCCAGAAACTTCTTTGCAAGAAAGTGTTATAGAACCTTCTAGAAGGTACACTAAAGATGAGTTACTTAGAGCTTTAGGTGTAAATGCAAACACCAAAGGAACTTTTAGGTCAGTTGCAAATATTTCTCCCGCAAGAATAAAACAATTTGAACGGTATCAACGACAAGGAAAAGATGCAGGTTTTGTAGGTGGAACTGAAATTGATTACTTTGATATACCTTTAGATGTAACTATTGGATACCCTGGCAAGAAATTTAAAGCTCATTCTCAACATTATCAAGATGAAACCTTAGTTCATGTTAGGGGATCTATTTTAAATAGCAACCCCCTACCTGACAGAGACCTAGTAGCCTTTGATACCATAATTGATGATGATAACTTTTTACTTGTAGAAGAAATTCAATCTGATCTTCTTACTAAGGGTTATGTAAAACCTAAAAGTCCTTTTGACGCAGCTTTCTCTAAGGCCATTGAAAAGTATAATGCTGATAATCCTGTAAGTTATCAAGAGGCTTATGGAGATATTTCTACTGACGTCCAAAAGATTTTTAAAGAGTTAGATGAAGAAGGGATATATTCTCCTGAACTTCCTATCCAGCTAGAATCATTTAACTCTAACCCATTTTTTAGCCCTGAAACAGAAGCTGCTTTTACTAATAAGATTTCAGATAGAGGTTACACAACCTTTGAAGAACTTAAAGACTATATCAAAAGTCAAAATACAAATTCTGATGAGATTTGGGGTATTCTTAGTAGACTAAAACGTAAAGTTCCAGGTGTTTCTGTAGTTAATAATGCATCAGGTGGGAAAACTTATACCAATATATCTTTAGACTTAGACGATCCTACTTTTGAAAATTTTTTAGATACTTTTTATGAGTCTGTAAAGGGTAGTGAGATTGATCATGAAATTCTAATGCATAAATATGAGGATTTTATAGATGATTATAATAAGGTACTACTAAAAAAGATAAAAGAAAAAGGCCTCAGTAAAGAATTAGACCTAAACGACTTACAAAGACTAAGAGAAAAATACGAGGATGCTGGATCTGAAGGCACCTTAAGCGTAGGACTACCACCAATACGAAAAAATAAGCAAGCTGTAGATGAAGCACTTAAAGTCCTTATAGCTAAGGCAGCACAGCAAGGTGTAGATAAAATCGTTATTCCACCAGCAAGTCGTATTGCTTTAGCTAGAGGCAGAGAACTTAAAAAAGATAAAGGTGATAGGTTTTACAGGACTTATGTCACTGACTTAAACAAATCTTTAAAAGAACTTGAAGATAATTATCCTGTGGTAGTACATAGAGATGTTGAGTTACCATATCTTAGTAAAGCTGATGTACAGGATGGTGATCCCTTTGGAATGATGAATGAACCAGACTTCACTGAAATTGATGAGGGTGCTGCTTTACAGGCCGCAATAGATGCAGGAAATCCAAATGCTATAGTTGAAGCTAGCGCTAAAATATTTGATGCTGGCAACAAAGGTACAATCTTAGACATCTCAGAGTTAATTGATAAATACAAAATAGAACAACCAAGACAGTTTGCCAAAGGGGGCGTAGCAATGAACGAACAAATGGAAATGGCCTTTATGCAACAAGGTGGACTAAAAGACGATGGCATGAAGCGAGACCCAGTGTCAGGTAATGAAGTACCTAATGGTTCTATGGCTAAAGAAGTACGAGATGATATACCTGCTCAACTATCTGAAGGTGAGTATGTGGTACCTGCTGATGTCGTAAGATACCTTGGTGTAAAACATTTTGAAGATCTTCGTGATAAAGCAAAAAATGGCTTGCAAAAGATGGAAGCTACTGGTAGAATAGGTGGTGAGCCTGTTCCTGTCGGTGGGCCTAAAGCCGCCCCTATGATGCAGCAACCTCAACAGATGCAACCCCCTATGCCTCAAGCTCCCACACCATACAGTCCACCACCTGCACCTATGGCCCCACAACCACGACAAATGGCTATGGGTGGTGATCTTACTCCAGAAGAGATGCAAGAGATTAATAACATTATGATGAACCAAGGTGGCATGGTTGCTGGTGCAGCTAACGGTGCTGACTTTAGTTTTTATAAGCCACCAGAGGGTGTAAGTGTAGAAGAAGCCATTACTACTCCAGGAAGACCTGGTGGTGGTAGATACACTGGTGAGTTTAGCTTTGAGCAACCACCAGCACCAATTACTACAGCTCCAACTCCTGCACCAGCTCCTACTGCAGAAACTCCACAAACTTGTGCAGCTAGAGGTATGGTTTATAATCCAGAAACTAAAATGTGTGAAATGCCAGCACCTACTCCTAGAGTAGGAGGTGATGGTAGTAGTAAAGATGAGGATAAAACTACAGCAGATCCTAATGCTTGGATGGATAGCTACAATTATACTGATGTGCAAAGTATTTTAGACAGTTCAACTAAAGCTTTAGAGGGTCCAGAATCAGGTACTTTTGGAGCTTTAGTTAATAGGGTATTTGGGGGTGGAATATTTGGAGTCTTAGGTCAAGCTGGAACTGCAGCTCAAATTGCAGCTAATGTAAAAATACTTGAAAGTATTGGTGCAACTGAAGAAGCTGCAACACTTAAAGGTAAACTTGATGGGTTTATTAAGTCTAATGACTTGAGTTGGATTCCTGGCTTTATGATTGATGGTGATCAGCTTGCAGCTGGAGCTACATCTAAATTAAATATTGAAAACTTAACAGAACATTACGGTGCTCAAAAACGTATGGATAAAGCTACTACAGCAGCATTTGGTGCAGCTAGGGCAAAAGAATTATCTGAAAAATATGGAGGAACTGCAGGTAAAGGATTTAAATACACAAGCCCTGACACCGGAAAAACAACTACTTACGAGACTTCAGGTTATCTTGAAGCTATGACTGATACTGAAAGAAAAAAACTTACTGAAGAATTAAATAAAGCTGCTGAAGAAAAACAAAAAGCTGCCGCTGCTGCACAACCTTCTAGTGGAGCTGGTAGAGATGATGACTATCAAGCTTCAGATATGATGAGAGACAGATTAGATAAAAAATCTGAAGGTGGTAAATTTTCAGGTAGTGTTACTGGGGGTGCTGTTTATGCAGGAGGTAATAGAGCTGAAGGCGGCTTAATGCTTAAAAAGAAAAAACCCAAAAAGAAAAAATAAGGCTACTCGGCTACGGCTGACCCCAACATAAGGAGAATAAAATGCCTGAACTAGCAGAAGTGGAAACCCCAAAGACTGCAGGATTCGTTGATCGTGGATACAATAACGCAAAGCGTAAACAACGAATGGAAGAAGAAGCTAAGGAGATTGAAAAACTTGAAGCTGAAGCAAGGGGAGAAACCCCAGTAGATGCAGAAGAAGTTGAAGAAGCTGCCCAAGAAGCAGAGACCAATACAAAAGCTAAAGAAGAAACGTTATCTGCAGAAGAAAAGTCTTTTAAGAAACGCTACGGCGACCTAAGACGCCACATGCAGCAAAAAGAAAAAGAGTGGGACGAAAAGTTAGAGAGCCTACAATCTTCTAAAGCAAGTGTTACTGTACCTAAGTCTGACGAGGACATTGAAGAATGGGCAGCAAAGTATCCTGATGTAGCTGGCATAGTAGAAACCATCGCTACTAAAAAAGCACAGGAGATGTTTAGTAAAGCTGATACTCGACTGAAAGAACTTGATGAAGCTCATTCAGAAGCTAACAGAGTAAAGTCCGAAAATAAAATTCGTGAGTCTCATGCAGATTTTGACAAGCTACGTGAGGCAGATGAGTTTCATGATTGGGCAGATGCACAACCTAAGTGGGTTAAGGATGCACTCTATGAAAATGCAGATGATCCAGACTCAGTAGTACGTGTTATTGATCTTTATAAGATAGACAAAGGTCTAACTCTTAAAGATAAAAAAGCAAATAAAAAAGCAGCAGCTTCAACAGTTACTAAACGTAGTAAGACTCAAGTAGATGTAGCTGATGCCAGTGAGATGATTCGTGAGTCAGATGTTGCTAAAATGTCCGACAAAGAATTTGAAGAACGTGCAGACGAAATTAACAAAGCAATGCGCAATGGTAAATTTGTCTATGACGTGTCTGGTAATGCCAGATAAACTATTGACAAATAAAAAATCAATAGTATAACTAGGGAGTATGAAACAAAAGCCTCTTATGACTACCTTTTGTTTCAACTTAATTTCCAATAAAGTCTAAACTATAAAGAACTACCTGTTCAAGTATAGGCCCGTATATCTAACGGTTGGCCGACTGTTAGTATTACGCACCCTAGAAAACGATCAGCCTCTTATTGGTATTAGCTTTTAAGTAAGCCAACTATCAGGAGGATTTATCATGGCTTTTACAACTGCAGGGGGATACGGTAACTTACCTAACGGTAACTTTAGTTCCGTAATCTACTCCAAAAAAGTACAGCTTGCTTTTCGTAAAGCAACTGTATGTGGTGACATCACCAACTCTGATTATTTTGGGGAGATTGCTGCCCAAGGTGATACAGTTAAAATTATCAAAGAGCCTGAGATTTCTGTGAGCAGCTATGCTCGTGGTACTAATATCTCAGCACAAGATCTTGACGATGAAGATTTTTCATTGGTTGTAGACAAAGCTAATTACTTTGCCTTTAAAATTGATGATATCGAAGAAGCTCACTCACATGTGAACTTTATGGATCTTGCAACTAACCGTGCAGCTTATCGTTTGGCTGATCAGCATGACCAAGAAGTTCTTGGCTACCTTGCTGGTTACAAGCAGTCAGCTTTGCACACAGATGCCGATACTGTCAATGATCAAGTAAACGGTACTAAAGCAGTAGCCACTGCTGGTTCAGATGAATTGCTTTCAAGCATGAAACTGAAAAAAGGTGACTTTGGCAACATTACAACGACTTCAGCTGGTGATCACTCAATTCCAGTAGCTGCTCGTTTGCCCGGTGCCACTGCCCTTCCAACTGCTACAGCTTCACCAGCAATGGTTGTTGCTCGTATGGCTCGCCTCTTGGATCAACAGCAAGTTGATACTCAAGGACGCTGGCTGGTAGTTGATCCAGTATTTATGGAAGTACTTCGTGACGAGGATTCACGCCTCTTTAACGCAGACTTCGGTGAATCAGGTGGACTACGCAATGGTCTGGTCTTGAATAACTTCCACGGTTTCCGTGTATACACTTCAAGCAACCTGCCTTCAGTTGGTACTGGTTCAGGTACTACAGGTACTGCAAACCAAAACGCTAACTACGGTGTTATCGTAGCTGGTCATGATTCTGCTGTCGCAACTGCGGAGCAAATCAATAAGACTGAAACTTATCGTGACCCTGACAGCTTCGCTGACATTGTTCGTGGTATGCATCTATACGGTCGCAAGATTCTTCGTCCAGAAGCTCTTGTCAACGCCAAATATAACTTGGCATAAGGGAGGACTAAACAATGGCTTTACAATCTCCAGTTCGTATTGAGACTGCCGTAATTGCTCACGGTGATCTTACCACTAACTCAACTCACGATATCGGTACAGTTCCAAACAATTGTGTGGTTCTTGCTGCTGGCGCTGAGTGTACTGCTGCAGCCACTATTGGTGGTGCTAACGCAGTAAGTTTTGGTGTAACAGGCGGTGACGTTGATATGCTTGGTACTGCTGATATTAATGGTGCTAAAACATTAGCTGCCACTACTACCACAGTAAATGGTATTACTAATGTCACAACTGCTGACACAGTGATTACTGCTAAACTTGCAGCTTCAAATGCTCCTTCAGCAGGATCATTTCAGTTCTTTGTAGTATATGCTCCAATGGGCGCTACAGGTGCTGCTGCAGAAGTAGATCGTGATCTGCTTGCATAAATAACTTTAGGGGCTGCTTTCGAGTGGCCCCTATAAAACATCTAAATGATACTAAAATCTAAAAATAAAGTTGATGGTTGGTCTACTAGAGTATTTAATTTAAACGAAGTATACTCAGAGATGGATGAGGCTGCACTACTAGATAGAAAGTTTTTAGCAGCTATTAAAAAATCTATAGACGATAATGGGATGCTTTGGCCCCCGATAGTTTGGAGTCAAGATACATTTTTAACTTACTATGAAGAACAACCACAAAGACAAGACCCTAATAAAGCGGTAGAAACAGATTTAAAATATCGTTGTGCTATAGGGAATAACAGATTTAACTATGCTAAAGAAAATAATTACACTGCTATAGAATGTGTATATGTTTCTAAATGGCAAGACAAAGACACAGTATTAAGTATAACACAAATGGAATACTGTGTAGACTTCTAAAAGGAACCTAATCATGGCTATTACAACTGCAATGTGCAATACATTCAAAACAGAGTTACTTGGTGGTATCCATGATTTGGATACTGACAGTATTAAACTTGCACTAATTAAAGCATCTCCTTCGGGAACATATAATGCTTCTACAACTAACTATTCAGATGTTACAGGTAACTCTGACGAAGCATCAGGAACAAACTACAGCGCAGGTGGTCAAGTATTAGACTCTGCAACAATTAGTTTATCAGGCTCTACAGCTATTGTAGATTTTGCAGATGAAGTATTTGCCAATGTAACTGTATCAGCAGATGGATGTATTATTTATAACGCTGGTCAATCAAATAAAGCTATTGCTGTAATTGATTTTGGTGGTACTGTTAGTGCTACTGCAGGTGATCTTACTATTGAGTTCCCACCTTCAGGTGGTGGATCACCCGATAGTAGTAATGCAGTTATCCGCATAGCCTAATGGCTGTTGTAGCAGCTTCAGCACGATTTGGTACAGGTAGATATGGCGTATCTGCTTACGGTGCTGAAGACATATCCAGAACACTTACTGGAGTATCTGCTACAGGTAGTGTAAATACAGTAGAAGAAAAACCTACTGAAGTTCTTAATAGTGTAAGTGCAACTGGTGCAATAGGTACAGTTAATGCATTTATAAAAATTACACTTACCGGAGTGTCTGCTACAAGTTCTATTGGAACATTATCTCCAAATATAACAGAAGACATCACAGGTGTGGCAGCAACAGGAACTATTGAGCCTGTATCTGCTGGTGGTTTTGAAATTGACATCACAGAACGTATTACTGTAGGTGTAAGTGCTACAAGTGCTATTGGTACTGTAGAACCACAAGTAGACGAAAACTTAAATAGTGTTTCCGCTACAGGTACAGTAGCAGCTATTATACCCCATGCAGATTCGTTAATAGTTCTTACAGGTGTATCTGCTACAAGTACAGTAAATGAGTTAGAGGAAAAACCTACTGAAGTACTTGATAGTGTGAGTGCAACAGGTTCTGTACAAGCATTAGCACAAGTTAAAGTAAGTGAAGCTTTGGCATCTGCACCAGCTACAGGTACAATAGGTGCTGTTACTACAACTGCAGTGGTATTTGACTTCCAAGCTGTAAGAGAGCAGTACAGCCGTAGACGCACAGTATATATAGCAGAGGCAGCATAATGTCTACTTCAGCATCCAGAACTGTACGTATACCCAATGAGAATAGATTGGTGTTTATTCCTGCCTTTGACACAAACAGGATAGTAAGAATACCACAAGAAAATAGAATAGTTTTTGTAGAACGACAAGCAACATCTGCAGAACGAACTGTATACGCAACTGAGGATTAAACATGAGTTTTCGTTGGCCCAATAAAGACCCTGATGAACAACTAGATTACAGTGTAGATTGGTCACGTTTTCTTGGTACTGCTACTATTAGTACTGTTACATGGTCTGTAAAAAGTACGGCTTATAGCACTAAAACTACACTAGGTGCAGGACAAACACTTACTGTTGCTTCAAGTTCTGCAACTACTGATGATATACAGAATGTATCACAAACTAATACTACTACTGTAGCTACTATTAATATTGGTGGTGGTACAAATAACATTGAATATACTTTTTTCTGTAACATGATTGACAGTACAGGCAGTCAAGCAGAACGCAGTATTAAGTTACGGGTAAAGGAACGTTAAATGGCTTATGATTATCTTGGTCTAGTAAATGACGTAAACCGTAGACTTAATGAAGTTGAGCTTACCTCAAGTAACTTTGCTAATGCTACTGGTGAATACAGTATGATTAAAGATGCAGTAAACTCTGCTATTCGTTATATTAATCAACATGAATACGAATGGCCTTTTAATCATGTAGAAGCAGAAGAAACATTAACTGCTGGTACAATACGTTATGCTTATCCTTCAGATGCTAAAACACTTGATATGGATAGCTTTCGTATTAAACGTAATACTAGTTTTAACAATTCAACTAAAAGATTGCGTTTAATTTCTTACGAAGAGTATTTAGATAAGTATGTAGACTATGAGTATGATACAAGTACAAGTATTAGAACTTTACCAGAGTATGTATTTAGAACTCCTAATCAAGAGTTTGGACTTGTAGCTCCCCCAGACAATGCATATGAATTAGTTTATGAATATTACAGATTACCTGTAGATCTTATTAATGCTACAGATGTACCCTCAGTACCTGAGCAGTTTAGGTATATGATTACTAATGGTGCAATGCACTTTGCTTATATGTTTAGAGGTGAAGGTCAAGAAGCTGCAATGATTCAACAACGCTTTGATGATGAAATTAAACAACTACGTAGCCTTTACATTAACCGTTATGACTACTTGAGATCAACTGTAATAAACCAAACAAACTCTTCTTATAACACTATTAGGGTTTCTTAATACATGCCATCAACTCGTCAAACATACCCTATAGAATTTAAGGGTGGACTTGTTACTAATATGAGTCCCTTGCAACAAGGTATTAATGCACCGGGATCTGCAAGAACTCTTAGAAACTTTGAGCCATCTATTGAGGGTGGTTACAGACGTATCTTAGGTTATACAAAATACAATAGTAGTATTATTCCACCATACGGTGCTCCTGTTGTTAATGCTGAAGGTCAATCTGGCGGCAGTTTAAATATAGCTAACATTAGGACTACCCCTGTTGCTGGTGATACTTTTAAACTTATACATGCTACAGCACAGGTAAATAATACAGCTACTGCAGTAGTAGATGGCACAGTTTCTAGTTCAGCAAATGTTGCTGTAGACGGTAATGTTGGAAGTATAGTTGTAGGAATGACAGTTACAGGTACTGGTGTTGATGCTGGTATTACTGTAACAACAGTTACTGATCAAAATAATATAGTTATATCTTCTGCACAATCTATAGCTAACGATGTTACACTTACTTTTAATGCCCCTGACTCTGACAATACTACACATATTATTGACACTGTAGTTGGTACAATAAAAGTAGGCATGGATGTAAGTGGAACAGGTATACCAAGTGGTATTACTGTATCAGCTATAAGTGGAAGTACTATAACTTTATCTACAGGGTTAGACCTTGCAGAAGATTTAGAACTTACATTTAGTGACATTTATACTATTTCATCTGGTGGTGTTACAAGTTTTAATGCAACTGAAAAAACAGTAACAATTGCATTTACACCTACTATACATTCAGATAATGCTCCCGCTAATGGTGCTACAGTAGAGTTTACAAGCACTGCATCAGATTACTTAGCTATTGGCTGTGGTGTATTTTTAGATAGAGTTATTGTTGCAAAGAATGACGATTTATTTAAAGTATCATCTAGTGACATAACACAAATTAATGTTCCTAGCTACGGTACTGTACTTGTAAATGGTGCAGGTCAATCGGGTTCAAATCTTATAGTAGATGGTTTAACTTCCGCACCACAAAAAGATGATATATTTAAAATTGCTGGTGTAGATAAAATATATAGAGTAACTGCAGATGCAACTCTAAGCTCTGGCGGTGCTACATTAGCAATTAGTCCTGAATTAGATACCTCACCAGCACCAGCAAATGATGCAGCAATAACTTTCTTGAGTATGTCAAGAGAAAGTGCTGGTAAAACAAGATTTTCTAGGTATAACTATACAGGCACAGAAAAGATTGCCATAGTAGATGGTACTAATGTTCCAGCCCTATATGACAACACTACGTTTACTGCTCTTAATGATTGTCCTACAGATGTCAATGGTGCTGGTTTCGTAGTAAACTTTAAAAACCAACTGTTCTTTGGTAAAAGCAACTTATTAACTTTTACTGCCCCATACACAGATAATGACTTTACAGCCGCTGCAGGTTCTGGTACAATCTCTTTAGGGGCCGTGATTACAGGATTGATTGTTTTTAGACAACAATTAATTATCTTTACTGAGTCTTCTATATTTCAATTAGTTGGTAATACAATAGCAGACTTTCAGTTACAACCTGTTACCACAGACATTGGTTGCGTAGACACAGACACTATCCAAGAAGTAGGTGGTGACATAATGTTCTTAGGGCCAGATGGTCTTAGATTATTAAGTGGTACAGATCGTATCGGTGACTTTGGTCTTGGTGTCGTATCTAAAGCAATACAAAAAGAAGTAACAAGCTTTATTACTGCTAATACTTCTTTTGCTAGTGTAGTTATTCGTAATAAATCTCAGTATAGAATACTAGGGTATAATACAAACATTACACAAGAAAATGCTCAAGGTATTCTTGGTACACAGTTTTCTGGTCAAGGTGGTGAAGGAATGGCTTGGGGTGAGCTACGTGGCATTAGAGCTTACGTAGCTGACAGTAGGTTCTATCAAAATACAGAAACAATTGTCTTTGCTAATGATGATGGTTATTTGTATCAAATGGAAGATGGTAATAGTTTTGATAGTTTAAATATACAAACTACATTTGCTACACCGTTTATGCCCATTAATGATCCAAGAGTACGTAAGACTTTTTACAAAGCATTTCTTTATACAGATCCACAAGGTAGTGTATCATTTGATATGAGTCTTAAATTAGACTTTGACCAACGTAATAGCATACAGCCTACACAAATTGAATTTAATAACGACACAGGAGAAGTTGCATTTTACGGTTCTGCTAGTTACTTTAAAGCTGGACAAGCTTCTTCAGTATACAGCAGTAAACTAGTAACTCTTTTTGAAACACAACTAATAGGATCAGGCTTTACAGCGTCTATACAATTTGAATCAGATAGTACAGACCCACCATTTTCACTTGATGCTATCACTTTAGAATTTGGTACAAACACGAGAAGGTAAACCAAAATGGGAACAGGTTACACTAGGAATGATACATCTAATAACATTGCTGATGGCAACATTATCAATGCTGCAGACTTAGATGGTGAATTTGACGCAATTGAAAGTGCAATGGGCACAAGTGGTCACACACATGATGGCACATCTGCAGAAGGTGGGCCTGTTACTGTATTGGGTCCAGTTCAAGACTTTGTAGCAAGTGCAACTGAGATTAAACCTAAGACTACTAATACATTAGATATTGGCACAAGTGGTCTTTTGTTTAAGGATATGTTTCTTGATGGTGTAGCAACAGTAGGTAGTATTAAAATTGACAATGCTGGTACTATTGGATCTGCTTCTGATGCAGATGCAATTGCTATTTCTTCTGGTGGTGTTGTTTCCTTTTCACAAAACACCATTGGTAAGACAGGCTCTGGTTATGTGCTTTCGTTGCAAACATCAGACACTACTATTGAAGCAACTAATGTATTAGGTAAGATTGAGTTTAGTGCTCCTGATGAAGCTAGTGGCACAGATGCCATACTTGTTGGTGCATCTATTGAAGCACTTGCAGAAGATACATTTGATAGTTCTACTAACTCTACTGCCCTTGTATTTAAAACTAATACTACTGGTGCAGCTACAGAACGTATGCGTCTAACAAGTGCAGGTGATTTACATTTCTTAGATAATCGCAAAGCCATCTTCGGCGCAGGGTCTGACCTCTGGATATATCATGATGGTACAGATAGTTATATTGAAGAACGCAATGGTACAGGTTCACTGTATATAGATGCTACTGACCTACAACTTAGATCAACAGCAAATGCTAAGTATTTCAGAGGCATAACAGGAGGTGCTGTTGATCTTTACTACGACAACGCATCCAAACTCGCCACCACCAGCACAGGCATCAGCGTAACAGGCAACGCTACCTTTGCTGATAATGGTAAAGCTATCTTCGGTGCTGGGTCTGACCTACAGATTTATCACAACTCTGCAAACAATAAGTCTTACATTGAGGAGAGCGGCTCAGGCAATCTTGTTATCCGTGGTAGTGATATTGATATTTTGGCTGGCAACGGTGAGGCCGCAATCAATGTAGCTCAAGATGGCGCAGTAACCCTTTATTATGACAACGCAGAAAAACTCGCCACCACCAACACAGGCGTAGACATCACGGGTACTTTGACGGTTAATAATTTTGCTTCCTTATCTAGCACTACTTTAACGATAGGTGGAGAGGGTGGCGCAAACGGTGTAATTAATTCTGATGAAAGTATTTACTTAAACATTGATAGTAATAACAATGAAACAGGTAAAGTATTCAGAGTTGGCACTGATAGCACTAGCACTGGCGGCAAGTCCATTGCATTATTTTCTGACAACGGCGACATCAGCTTCTACGAGGACACAGGCACCACGGCAAAGTTCTTCTGGTCAGCTGCGGATGAGCGGTTGGGCATTGGGACGAGCAGTCCTGCCACTACGTTAGACATCACCGCAGGGACATCTGCTTGTAATATTACTCAGACTAGAGGTAGTCTGGTTCAGATAATAGGGCCATCAGGTTTTAACGCTAGTGATGCGGGTCAGTTAGGTACAACCTCAAATTCACCGTTTAGGTTCATTACCAATGGCTCACCTCGTATGACGATTGATGCGTCAGGTAATGTTGGCATTGGGACGAGTTCGCCCTCTTACAAGCTAGATGTAGCCAGCACTGTTCAGATACGGGCTGGGGAAAGTTTACGTTTACAGAATGTTGCTGGAAGTTCTGCCGCAACAATACAGTGTGCTGGCGCTGGTACTAATTCAGACTTAGGCTTTAGTACGGCTGGCTCAGAACGTATGCGCATCAACTCATCGGGCAACGTAGGCATTGGGACGACTTCGCCTAGTGGTAATTTACAAGTTTTGACCGCTACATCAGGGACAGTTGCAAATATTACACATAACACTGGGGGATCATATCCTAAAGCATCTGGCATTGGGTTAGGGGCTTCTAGTACAAGTTTAAGCGTGTCTAGTGATGGGGGTACAGTTTCTTTTGTCGGTGGGGCGGGTATGTATGCCGAAAATACCGCTGCCTCTGGCAACCCAACAAACTTAGTATTCTGGACTAACGCAGCAGGCACCCCAGAAGAACGCATGCGCATCGACAGCAGCGGTAACTTGCTGGTGGGAACTACTACGGTAGATAGCTTTACAAATGTCGGGCATCAATTAGATGCAGACGGGTACGCTATTCACACACGCACAAGCGCCCCTGCGCTTTATGTAGGGCGTAAAACCACAGACGGAAGCCTTTTAGAATTTAACAAAGACGGCGCCCCTGTGGGGAATATTGGGACTTCTGGTGGTGACATTGGCTTAACCACATCTGCAAATGCAAGGTCTGTTTATATTGGCGGAGCTAATAGTGGTGGCTCTGGTCGTTACCTAAACTTTGACTTAGACGTTCAAGCTGGGGGGTCATCGTCTGGAAATGAGGGCGGGGCGTTTTTCTCATCTGTTGACGATGTTACGGATTTAGGGGCAGCATCAAACCGCTTTCATGACCTCTACCTCTCTGGCGGTGTCTACCTTGGCGGCACTGGGTCGGCTAATAAGCTGGATGACTATGAGGAGGGGACTTTTGCTCCGACTGTCTCCACTGGTACAGTCGCAACGACTACGGCCACCTATACAAAAATTGGCCAATTAGTAACAGTTCGTGGGTTGTTGCATGTTTTCAGTGACAGAACATCGACAGATTATGTAGAGGTGACAAATTTACCTTTTCTCACAAAGTCAGCAAGCAACGAAGGTGCCAACGGTTCAATTTTTGGGAGATACTGCGGAATACAATTAAGCTCAACTTACATTCTCTCAAACAGTAACAGCTGTTATTTTTACAACACAAACCCAACAGGCAACTATGAACCACTACAGTACAGTGATTTGTCTAATAGCGATGCAGCAATTTACTTCATGGTCACTTACGAAACATCTCAATAACCACCCCTGTTGGATTATAGGGTAGTCAGTCCAAGCCATAAAGGAGATAAACAATGGCATTAACAGAAGAAACAGTACAAGACAAAATTGAGGTAGTCGGTGATTTTAAGGTATTGCAAGTGCGTACAGCCACGGTCATCAAGCGTGACGGTGTAGAGATCAGCCGATCCTTCTCACGCCATGTCGTTGCACCAGACATCTCAGCAGATGATCTTGCAAACGAAAGCACTGAAGTACAAGCTATTTGTGCAGCAGTACATACATCAGCCGTTAAGACAGCTTATGCGGCACACTTAGCAGCACAGGAGACACCATAATGGCTGTAACATACACTTGGACTATTCCAACACTTGAGCGTCACACATCAGATGGTGGCGTATATATTGCACATTGGCGCTGCACAGGCGTTGATGAAGATGGCAACTCAGCAAGCTCATATGGCACTTGTGGCTTAACCTACGATGCCTCTGCGTCCGACTTTACACCCTATGCCGATATTACTGAGGCTCAAGCTCAGGGCTGGGTGTGGGGTCATGTATCCCAAGAGGATACCGAAGCTGCTATTGCTTCTAAGATTGATGCGATAGCTAATCCAACTACTGAGGCGGGAGTGCCTTGGTAAATGTCTGAAGATAGCTGGCACCTTAGCAAGTCTGTACCGATTACACTGATCTTTGGCTTACTTGTTCAAGGGGCAGCTATCGTATGGACAGTTAGTATGATGATGTCTGATATAGAAGATAATAGAGAAGACATCGTAGCAATAGAACAACGTATGGGCAGACTAGAAGACTCTGTACAAAGTCAAGCAGTAGCACTTGCCCGTATTGACGAAAACATAAAAGCAATAAGATCATCAGTAGAAAAGATGGCAAATGATTAATAGTAGGGTTTGCCATAATGATAGAAGTATTAGCTTTAGCAGGTGCAGTTACTAAGATAGCTGGTGCAGTTAGCTCTGCAGTTAAAGCTGGTGGTGATGTAGCAGACTTACTGCCTCACTTTGGTAAGTTAGC